GACCCACTCTCTTCTTGCTTTTCTTCTTTTTTCTCTTGGGTAACTTCTTGCAATCCTGATTCGGATGTTCCGCTCTCCACCTTTTGTACATTTCCGGCTTGTTTATTTTCATCCACGTGCACTGGGCTTGACTTTGAAACGGCATCTTCTTCTTTTTTAATTTCTAATTTAGCAATATCAGGTTTATCTGCATCTTTCTTGATAACCATTTTAGGAGGATCTTTTTTAGTATTACCTAAATTTTTAGGTTTTTTCTTTACTTTAAATTCTCCTTGCTCTAACACACCGTCTTTTCCCGTGGTTATTTCTTCTTGTGTTTCTGACATAATATAATATTATAAAATTTATTAAACAGGATTCATAGGGTTTAAATTTGTGTTTGCACTTAAATCACCTTGAGATTCAAAATTTCTCGGTAACAATCCTTTTTCTCTTTGCTCTATCATCCAGCTTTGTTGACTGGCTTCTTGAGCGCTTCTTTTGTCTTTTCTATCTTCAATAGCTTTTTCCCTATCTAAGTCTTTTTGTATATCTGCTTTAGTTAACTCCATGTCGTACTCAAATTGTTTTTGAGCCATTTGCATTTTTAACTTATATTCTTCTTGAAGTTTTTGAATGTCAAACTGAATTTTACCTTGCTCTATTTGCAACGTTGTTTGAGCAATAGCTTGTTGTTTTTGAACTTCAGCAGCAGCGGTTTTCTCAGCAGTTTCAGCTTGTGCTTGAGCCTGCATTTGGATCATTTTCTCTTGTTGCTTATTATCTGCTTCCCTCTTTTTCTTTTGTTTAATTTTAAGAAGCTGATTTGCTAGTTTTAAGTTTTTGATCTCTCGTATGTCTATAGCATCTTCTAGTCCTATAGTTTGAGTTTTTAAAGCGATTTGAATATCTTGCTCAAGTAAAGCTTTTTCTTCTTCGTCAGGTTCGAGTTCTAAGAATATACCAAAATCATATAAATGAATATCTTTTATTTCTTCTAAAGTAGCTACATTGTATAAGCTTATACTATTAATTAAAGCTTCTCGTGTTAAAGCATATTCTAAACTATCACCAACTCGTAAAGATATATTTTCACAAGCTCTTAATGTTAAATATAAACTAGCATCTAACAAATTTCTTGTTGCAACATTAGACTGAGCTACTGCTAATTTTTGTAATCCTAGCAATGCATCTTTATCTGGTTGGCTACCATCTCTCGCCTCGTTCAATCCGGTGACATCTCTGATCATTTGAAGGTAATACTGATATGTTTGTATCAGTGACTGTATTTTAGCTTGTCCAGCTGAAGATTGTAACTCTTGAATAGGTACTTTACCTGGATTCATATCCCCATCCTGGGTCATAGATCTACCTACAATACTACCCGTTTGAAAGTACATGTTTAAAGCTTCTTTAGGATTGTAATGCGTGCCGTTACCTAAATCCACTTCAGCTAACCCGTCTACATCTAAATATATTCCATCTGGAACCATCCTAGATAAAACTTGCTGTAGTTTTAATGATGTTATTTGGATCATATCAGCGAAAGGCATCATTCTTTCAACTAAAGAATTAATCCTTCCTTTATACATGCTAGGAGCACAAAGAACATAATTCATTTTAACTTTTGTTAAATCAGATTTTGGACGAGTCATGTTACGTGCCATTTCCCATTTTAACATTATAGGGTGTCCTAGTATTTTAGCTCCGCTATATAGTACTTCTATAGATCTACTTACTCTTTCAAAATTATCATTTACGGGTGGATTAAAGGTATCAGGTTTTTCTAAAGCTTTTTCTAATCCAGTTTCTGTTTGTTTAATTTTAAATACTTGATCCATGTATGTCTTGTATTCAAAATACAAAACTTGAACTGTGTCATTATCATATCTTCCCGTCCAGTTTCTACTATAATTTTGATTACCTGGAAACTTTTGAATAGTTTCTAATTCCTCATTGGTTAAATTTGGAAATTCTTTTTTAAGTTCGGGAAGACTTATACTTTTTACTTCTCCAACGTAATACATATCTTCAAAGTTTGGATCAGTTGTGTAAGACCAAACCATATTAGCAGGATCACAATAATCAACAACTACTCCATTAGACGCGTTCCAATTAGTTTTTACTGCTCCTATTCCTAACTCTACAATATCTTTATTAAACCTTCCTTTTACTAACTCAAATTTATTTCTATCTAAAACGTTGTTTATTAATTCTTCTTCTGCTATTTCAATAGACTGTTTATAATCTAATTGTAAATGAATTTCTAATTCTTGTTCAGTTTGAGGAGCTTCTTCTTGGTTTACTTCTGAGATATCAACTCCTAATTGCTGTTGAAGAGTATTTATATACTCTCTAATTTTAATATTTTTATGTAATTTTCTAGCGTAGTCTGTTCTGGTTTTTTGTGAAGCAGGATCTTGAGCGTAAGCTTTTATGTCATAAATCTTCTCGTTCATTCCATTAACTACTATATCCACAAACTTAGGAATAATAGGCACAGGTTGCCAGTCTAAATTTAAGTAAGACAAATCTCCATTGATAGCTAGCTCATCTTTATATTTTTGAATATTTTGTTCTCCTCTAGCGTACAATCGTCTATTGTGAAAAATGTTATAATTATTAGAATATCTCATACCGCCCATACCAGTACTCCACCATTCTCCCTCTATAGCTCTAGCAACTAACAATCCATACTCCAAGGATTCTTTCTCTTCCTGCGGTACTACCTGATCAGGAAATGAACTTCTCGTATTAGTATAAATCATTTTAAATTATTTTTGACATATTACCATCGTTATTATATTTTACTAATCCTAGCTGCATTTTTTTCATTGTTCTTGGTGCAGTAGGTTTGTATCTATTTTTATGACAAGCCATTAAAGCTAATCCAGAACTTATAGAAGCATCGTGTTTTGTTCTATTGTTTATATCAAATCTTGCCCAATCTTCTAATGTTCTTTGAAAATGCATATCTCCATAGCCCATATCTGTTTGACCAATAAAAGTATCGATATAAGTTTCAATAGCAGCAGCGTGAGATTGTTTCATATCTTCGCTAGAGTTAGGTACTCCTCCTATTTCTTTTTCTGTTAGAGACAGTTTATTCCAAACTTTGTCAGGTCTGTTCATACTGAACTGTCTATATCCTCTTCTCTTTAAGTAGTATAATAACCTAGGCTTATTATTTTCTGCTAATATCTGCATACCATAAAAATGCAAAGCCATTAACACATCTTCAAAAAATATTTCAGCAGTAGGAGGTCTTTCTATATATTCTAAAAAAAATTTGTTAGGAGGAACATCCGCCATACAAAACTTAGTTAGACCATGTAGTGATCCTTTAGAACCTTTACCATCTACTGTTCCAGATATATCATAGCTATCACACCCAAAAGCTCCAATCCATTCATTACCAGGATATTTAACCCCATTTTTTATAATCACTTGATTTTGTAATTCTTTAGGTGGAACCCATGAAACAAAAAATCTACCTTGATTATTAGGAAAGAACATTACCCTAGTATCCTTAACGCCATGCTCCCACTGGAAGTTACCTCTTGTTATCTCCGCTTTATTATTTAATTCTTCGTTATAGTCTATTTGTTCATATATCTTAACTAAATTAAATAAAGATGCTTTAGTCTCATCTCTAAATGCATGCTTTTCAGTTCTTGGGAATTGTCTGTAAAATTCGTTTAAAGCATCTTGATCATCTTTTAGACCATGAGCTTCGTTGTCCCAATGCTCAATAACTCCAATTCTGATAAGTGATCCGTCAATACCTCGTATGGGGTTTTTTGGAGTGTCGAACACAGGAATTCCATGCATATCAATGTATCCTTCGTAGGACCATTCCATAGGAATGAATAGACTATAGAGGCCTGAAGCTGTTTGTCCATTTCTATTTCTTTTTGAGACATCTGAATTATAATATAGTTTTTTAAAGTTATCTCCACCTTTGTCTAAAGCGTTAGATGTTGAACCCATCATGCATTTACCTACGATTCTTGACCCTAGTCTTAGTGTAGTTTTAGTAACTCTCCAGTTATTTAGTATGTTATCTGGTCTTTCCCATTTACCACTTTCATCATGAGCTAATAGCTTTAGTTTTTCACCATCATAACTATTATCCCCTGTGTTCTTCCAATCTATAGTAGTATCTAATCCTTCTAGTTCTCTAAGTTCTTCATTGACCTCCAACTTTCTACGTGTAAGTTTAGATGCCGGAACCCTATATGCCAGTTCGGTTTTAGGGCGATCCATACCATCTTGGATTGGTTTGAAGAAAAACGGATAGTTAACCGAGAT